GGGGTGGTGGTCCTTCCGTAGCGAATTCTCTTGCCAATAATTGGCTTGAGTTTCAATATGGATGGAAACCTCTACTCCAAGATATTCATGGTGTTTTCGAGGCCATGTCCAAGCTTAACGAGGACGTGACCTTCGTTCATCGGGTAAGAGCCAGCGCCACAGTATACTCTGAAAGCGTTCAAAATTTTGGACTGGGTAACTTTAGCGGTGTCGGATCCCATAAGCGAATTATTTCGCAAAAGGATACGAGCCGTTTTGTTGCCCGGTACACGATTGAGAACCCCTTGCAGAGTTTCCTGGGGCAGACTGGGTTTACCAATCCCATCAACCTCGGATGGGAAATCCTGCCATTTTCTTTTGTTGTCGACTGGTTTCTCCCCATCGGCCCCTATCTCGAGACCTTAAAAGCTTGGGATGGGTTAGCCTTTTTAGATGGCGTTGAGACTAGTTATACGATTCAAGAAGTGGCTTCTGTCATTTGCTACCAAGGATTCTCAACTCTAAATCCCCAGATAGCTCAGGATGGAAACGGAACATATCATCGCGAGATTCGTATGTTGTCTAGGCAGCGACTTTCGTCGTGGCCTTCGGCGACATTTCCGAGTCTCAAGAATGGTATGGCTTCTGTTGACCATGCTCTGAACGGTCTGGCTTTATTGAAGAGCGTCTTTAGGTAGAGAGGCAATGACTTCCCAAGTTTAACTTAGGAGTAAGTACATGGCTGCAATAGCACCAGTACTCGTCAGTACGCTGATCGACTTTGCGCAGGCCGTGAAAACGACCGACGCAGCGGCGGCAGCTACTGCTACGATGGCCCCCGAAGGCTTTAAGCAACAAGGGGTCGCGAAATGGGTTAACCGGTCTGGCGGAATCGCCATCGGTTACTCGGCCTTAACGATGTCGGTGCGTCCGCCTACCCAGGCGAGCCGCGTCTACAAAGTGACGGCTAAGCTGGTCATCCCCACGCTCGAACAGACGTCTCCTTCAACGGCGACCGGTATTCAGCCGGCGCCGACGAAGGCCTACGACTGCACGTGTGTGATGGAGTTTATGCTACCCGAAAGAAGTACCCTCGCCGAACGTACAACTCTGTTGTCGTGCGTCGCGGGTATGTTCTTCGATCAGATCCAGGCTTCGGACGGATCGCCGATTTCAAACACCGGCTCTCCGCTCAAACCCGCGGTTCTGAATTTCGAAGACGTGTATTAAACCACACGGCTTCGACTTAACATAACCACCAGGATGACACTACTATGTCTTCTAAGAAGCAAAGTAGAAGCTTCCTTAAAGGAGCTTCAGCCTTTCGCGTTTCCTCGGAGCTTGAAACCGAGGCGATAGGGAAGTACCTCAGTGCGCTGGATTGTCCACGAAGTCTTACCGTCTGGCTGCTCTTCAGCAATGGAGAGCATGACCAGTTGGTTGACTTAGAGTTCAATCCTAACCTGTATAGTGATATGCAGGCTTGTCGCGATGCTTACGCGGCTACAAAGTTTCTGTCGAAGTTTAAGGGTTTGACCCTTGACCGCGATTTGGACGATGTAGCCATGCAGAAATTCGACGAATTTGAATCTCTGTGTAAGCAAACTAATCTTCGCTTTAAGAACTTAGAGCACGATTCTCTCTATAGAGGTCGTGTCGTACGCCTGCATTCCGCAGTCGTCCGTAAAATTTCTAAGATTCTAGGCGATTTTAGCATTGAGGAGTTCTTCTCTATGCCAGACTGGGGGCCTGGAGCCTCGACGCTGATTAAGCGAAGAGACGCCAGCTCAGTCAAGAAGTTCCAGTGTGAAACTGGAATAACGCGTGATCTTTACGACCTTATCCCCTTCTCGATTATGGAGGCTTCATATCCTCTATGGTCGGGTCGCCTACACGAGGCGGGTTATCCAACCTTCCAAGTGGGGAATAAGGTGATCACTGTACCCAAGGATGCTTCTACCAATCGAGTTATCGCTGTTGAGCCCGGAATCAATTTATGGTTCCAGAGCTCTGTCGGCGATATGATTGGTTTAAGACTTCTTCGGTATGGGATCGACTTGCGCTTTCAGTCGAGGAATCAAGAACTAGCAAGAATTGGTAGTTTATCTAACAATCTTGCTACTATTGATCTCTCTTCTGCCAGCGATTCAATATCGCGTTCTGTCGTTGAGGAATTAATCCCTCCACGATGGTTCACAGTATTGGACGCTTGTCGGTCTCATTATGGCACTCGTGGCGATCAAACGAGAAGGTGGGAGAAGTTCTCCAGTATGGGGAACGGCTTCACCTTCCAGCTTGA